GTAGCTAACCCTAGCTGGAGAGGGCAGTCTATCAGACACGCTGGCTGGCGTTTACGTCCTGACAACCTGTATGCAATGGGGCCACTAGATAACTTAGTAGGTATGCAGTATCGTATTGATCACTTAGAGAATCTAAAAGCTGATGTCTTTGATATGATTGCACACCCTATAGCTAAGGTACAAGGCTTTGTAGAAGACTTCTCATTCGGACCGGGAGAGAAGATATACGTTGGAGAAGATGGTAACGTAGAGTTTATGCGACCAGACACTACAGCTTTAAATGCTGACACACAGATTGCTATCTTAGAGAACAAGATGGAAGAGATGGCTGGTGCTCCTAGACAAGCAATGGGTATTCGTACACCGGGAGAGAAGACAGCCTTTGAAGTACAGACACTAGACAATGCATCTAGCCGTGTGTTTATGAATAAGGTAAGTTACTTTGAGCGTAACTTCTTAGAGCCTTTGATTAACGACATGCTTGAACTAGCTAGACGTAACATGGAAATCTCTGATGTAGTCCGTGTTGTAGATGATGAGTTTGGTGCAGCTCTCTTTGAAACGATAACACCTGAAGACCTAGCAGCACGTGGTAAGATTAGACCTATTGGTGCGCGGCACTTTGCTCAAAGAGCTAACCAGTTCCAGAACATGCTAAACCTTTTAAACTCAGCAGTAGGCCAAGACCCTGCTATCAATGTACACATCTCAGGTATTAAGACTGCACAAGTAATAGAAGAACTCCTTAACATAGAGAAGTTTAATCTAGTGCAACCTAACATCAGAGTAGCTGAACAGATGGAAACACAACGTATGGTTAATGCAGGGCAAGGCACACTAGATGAAGAACAAGCTGTAGGTGATGAATTAAGTTCTGGACAACCAGAGGAAACTATGGTATAATAATAGTATAATGATTAACTCAAAATGGAGTAGCAACTTAAAAGGTAAAGATAAAGAAAACCTTGACAGTGCAGTAAAGAACTCCAGCATGTTGTTAGACCGTCTGACTGAGATCGTTCAACAACAAATACAATCTTTAGAATGCCCTACTAAAGCAGATTATGAAAGTAACTCTTGGGCTTATAAGCAAGCAGACCGTAATGGTCAGTTAAGAGCTTATAAAGATATCCTTACATTGACCGATAGAAAAGGAAAAACAAGTGGCTGACATATTTAATAAAACACCAGAGGATGACCAACCCAATGGAGATACTATTCATACTGCTAATGAAACTACTAGTATTCTAGGAAGTTACGTAGGTGATGATAAGAAGTACAAGACCCCTGAAGAATTAGCAAAGGGGTATAACAATGCAGATCAATTCATTAATCAATTAAAAACTGAGAATGATCAACTACGTGGTGAGCTTGACAAAAGACTTAACGCAGAAGATATGGTTGATCAGATAAAAAGAGAACGTGAGGAACTACAAGCTTCTATGAAAGCTCAGGAGAATACCACTCCTCAGTTAGATGAGAAAGCGCTGTCCGATCTTATCTCTCAAACCCTAGACCAGAAGAACACACAGAAGGCAGCTCAAGATAACATTCAGGCTGTAGACTCTAAAATGAAAGAGTTATTCGGTACTGATAAAGCTAGTGAGATAGTCCAAACTAAATCGAAAGAGTTAAACCTTTCAATGGAAGACCTTGCTAATGTTGCTGCTAAATCACCTGATGCGTTTTACTCTGTGCTAGGTATAGGTAGGGATAAGACAATTACCCCATCTATTACAGCTAGTACGACCAATACAGAAGCTGTTGCTAAAGTGAATAGTTTAGGTGCAGTAGAAGCAGATACATGGAATTCATTTGAGTCTATTAGACGCAGTGATCCTAAGAAGTATTATTCTCCTGCTGTACAAAACAAACTATTCAAAGCGAGACAAGAGAAAGGCCAAGCCTTTTATTCATAAACTAACTTTGGAGGTACATCATTATGATGGACACTGGTAATTCGGGTCACTTGATCCGTTCTGAAGTGTGGTCTAGCCAACTAAAAGAAACTCTACTAGATGAGCTTCAGGCGACCACATACGTAAACTGGATGAATGAATTTCCTGATGGAGATACTTTCACCATTCCTTCTATTGGAGATGCAGTAACTGATGACTATTCTGAGAATAGCCCAGTACAGTATCGTGCTCTTGACACTGGCGAGTTCCAGTTCTCAATAGACCAATACAAATCTTCTGGTCACTACATCACAAACAAAGCTAAGCAAGACGGTTTCTGGATGAACCAACTTGTTTCTTCCTTTGTTCCTAAACAATCACGTGCTATCTTAGAGACAGTTGAAACTAAGGTACTCGGTTTGCAAAGCCAACAGACTGCTTCTAGTGCTAATGCTATTAACGGAGCCGATCACCGTTTCGTAGCTACTGGTACTAACGAAGTATTCACAGTTGCAGACTTTGCTAAGGCTCGTTATTCTTTAAAGAAAGCTAACGTACCTGATACAAACTTGGTAGCTATTGTTGATCCGTCTGTTGAGTACACGATTAACACGCTAACTAACATTGCCAATATCTCTAACAACCCACGTTGGGAAGGTATTGTAAGTGACGGTATCGCTACTGGCATGAAGTTCGTAAAGAACATCTACGGTTTCGATGTATATACTTCTAACTACTTAGCAGATGCTAACGAACAGATAGACAGTGCAGGACCAACTACTGCTGCTGGTAAAGCTAACTTGTTCTTTAGTGCAGCTTCTGATGTACTGCCCTTTATTGGTGCATGGCGGCAAATGCCACAAGTAGACTCTGAGTATAACAAAGACTTCCAACGTGAAGAGTATGTAACTACTGCTCGTTACGGTGTTAAGTTATACCGTCCTGAAAATCTAGTCGTTGTCTTATCTGACACCGACCAAGTATAGGAGGGAATAGATATGTCTGCAAGTGAACTATACACAAACGCTGATGGTTTAGAAATCAAATTCGGCTCAGAACGGACTAAGCCTTCTATCCAAGGTGCTCTAAGCACAATGGGTGATGAGGCTCAAGCTGTTTATAAGATCACCGGAGTTGATCTACTAAGTGCTGACGCACCTTTAACACATCCTACTGTAGGTATCCCTAGTGGTGCTCACATCATTTCAGCTACTCTGTATGTTACGGAAGCTTTCACTTCTGGAGGCTCTGGTACGTTAACCATCGGTCTTTGGAATGATGACGGTGACGGTACTTACACAGTACTTGACTCTGATGGTATTGATGCAACAATCGCTAAGACAGCTATTGATGCTATTGGTGACCATGTAGCTTGTGACGGAGCCTTAGTTGGTTCTGCCGCAGCTGCTCTAGCTGGTACTGCTGGACGACCTTTGTATGTGTCTGCTATCTTTGCAACAGCAGCTTTCACAGCTGGCGTTGCTGATTTGGTAATCAAATACCGAGTAGCTTAAGAAACTACAGGGGAGGTTAAGCAGCCTCCCCATTTCTTTTATATATATGTAATAACATAGGAATTTGATATGGCAAATACAGGTCATGAAAACCTAACTGGTAGTGATCTCCATGAACCAAAAGGTGTGGCTGCTGCTGCTGTAAACAAAGTCTATGTAGCAAATGGTTCAGGTTCAGGAACGTGGCAACAAGTTGCTGCTGCTCAACTTAATACTTCTTCAATTAAAAATACTAACTTAGTTGCACTTACCTTAACTTTAGACGATCTAGCTACTGCACAATCTTACTGGATTATTGCACCTATAGCTGGTAACATAACTAAGATATACACTGTAATTAATAAAGCTATTGCAACTGCTGACGTAGTTCTTACTCCTCAGATTGGAGGAACTAACATAACTAACGGAGCTATAACAATAGCTACTGCTGGCTCTGGCGCAGGGACTATAGACTTATCTTCTCCTAGTGGTGCAAACACTGTAACAGCTGGTGGAGCTATAGAGATTGCAGGAGATGGTGGAACAAACACTTCTGGAGCGATAGCAACTGTAACTATTTTAATGGATGTAGCGTAATATGGCTAAACTTACTCTTACAGATTTAACTCAGTTAAGTTCTAATGAAACTTCAGCAGTAACAGCAATCAATAATAACAATGCTGCTATTGAAGCAGCTTTAGAACTTACAGTTTCACGTGATGGAACTACACCTAATACATTAACTGCTGACTTAGATGTTAACTCTAAGAAGTTTTTAAATGTACCTAATCCTACTGCTGGTGGTAACGCTGTAAACAAAACGTATGGTGATGCAAACTACGGGGGTAGTGCGGCTACTACTGCTACGACTAAAGCTAGTGAAGCAGCAGCCTCTGCTGTAACAGCAAGTACAAAAGCAAGTGAAGCTTCTTCTTCAGCATCAACAGCAAGTGGTCATGCATCAACAGCTTCAACACAAGCAACACTCGCAACCAACTATGCTGTTAAAGTTAATGGTGCTATAACTGGCTCAGACTTTTCATCTAAAGCTTGGGCGGTTGGCGGTACAAACGTCACTAGCACTGGCAGTCGCGGAGCTGCGAAAGAATGGGCTACTACGACAGGAGCCGCTGTTGATACGAGTGAATTTTCTAGTAAAGAATACGCTCTAGGAACTACTCTCACTACAGGATCATCTAAGCAATGGGCGCTAGGTGGTGGCAGTTCATTTACGGAAGGAACAGCGGTAGCTGGCGGTGTGTTCAGTGCTAAAAAGTATGCAGCTAATGCAGCGGCTAGTGCTGAACTTGCGGCAAGTGGGCAGATATATTCTACTGTTGTAAATCAGACAGGTGCTACTATTTCTCCAGCGTTATCTGCTGATGGCACATACTATCTTTGTGATACATCAAGCAACAACATTACAGTTACACTCCCTGCCATTGGAACAAGTGAAGGTGTTAAGTATGCGTTTCAGAAAACGTCTGCATCTAACTCTTTAATCTTTGCACGATCTGGAACAGACACTCTAAACGGATCAGCTTCTAACATTACTCTGACAGACGTTAATGCACAAATCCAATTCGTAAGTGATGACAACAGCCCTGACAACTGGGTAGGCGTAAACCTTTCACAGATCACAGTAGGCACTGGCTTAACCAAGACAGGCTCAGTTGTTGCTATAGATCAGACCCACCTAAAGCAGACGATAGCCATAGCTTGCGGTGATGAGATTACAGCCACGGCAGCGGGTACAGCGGTAGTTACATTCCATATGCCTTATGCGTTTACGTTGACGGGCGTTAAGGCTGGCGTGACTACAGCCCCCGTTGGTTCAGTTTTGACCGTCGATATAAATGAGGCGGGAAGTACGGTTTTGACTACGAAGCTCACTATAGATGCGGGGGAACTGACCTCTGGATCGGCAGCTACGGCAGCAGTCATTGGTGGTGCAGGGCCAGCCCTTGCAGACAATGCTTTGATGACAATAGATGTTGACGGAGTCGGGTCGAGTACGGCTGGTGCAGGATTAAAAGTGTACTTGATTGGATATGCCACATGAGTTTTATAATGCGGCCTATACGGTTCGCGTCCACTGGGCATATCATTGAGGGCAGTGGGCTGTTTGGCGGTGACGATGATTATCTTACATATGCGGTTGGGAGTGCTAGTAGTAGTCGTAGGATATTTACCATAGAGTGCTTATTTAAGCGTAGTTCAATCAGCAACAATATCATGCTGTTTTCGTCGGACTCATCCGATCTGACTTACGGATT